CCAACGTACAAACACAACTTAATACTAAAGCACCCTCTTCAAGTCCTACGCTTAACGGAACCGTTACAATAACAGGTGGAACGCAAAGTTGGACTGTAACACCCGCAGGCGCAAACCTGACATTTGCGTACAACGGTACAAATGTTCTTCGTATAGACGGTTCTGGAAACTTAACAGCCTTGGCTAACGTCACTGCATATGGGACTATATCGTAATTATTCCGCCGGAGGTTTATAATGCCGCTACAAAAACTTCAGTTTAAACCTGGGTTTATCCAAGATGTCACAGACTACACCAGTGAAGGTGGGTGGCGCACAGGTGATAAAGTACGGTTTACTATGGGGTTTCCGGAAACAATAGGCGGATGGGCTCGGTTTACAACCGCCACAATGCTTGGGACATGTCGAGATTTGCATGTGTTTAGTACTCTTACTGGTACAAACTTTGTTGCTGCGGGTACAAACCTAAAGCTCTATATTATAGAGGGTTCTGATCCAATAGATGTTACACCTATACGAAACACTACAAGCGCAGGCGATGTAACGTTTGGTGCAACAAATGGGAGCGCAGTAATAACTGTTGCAGACTCCGCGCATGGTGCAATACTCAACGACTTTGTAACGTTTAGCGGAGCAGCGTCTCTTGGAGGAGCAATTACTGCAGCAGTGTTAAATCAAGAGTATCAGGTAACTTCTGTTGTAAATACTAATTCCTACACTATTACAGCTACAGCTACAGCTAATTCATCAGATACAGGTAACGGTGGGAGCAATGCTGTCGGGGCTTATCAAATTAACACGGGTTTAAATACCGTTTCTAGTGGTAGCGGTTGGGGCGCAGGTCCTTATAGTAGGGGTACTTGGGGTTCCGCAGCCAATACTAGCGTTGTAGGTAGTCAACTCCGGCTTTGGTCAATGGACAACTTTGGAGAAGATCTTCTTTCGAATGTCCGAGGCGGCGGTATCTATTACTGGGATTCCTCCAGTGGCACAGGCACACGGGCCGTGGACATTACCACTATTGGTGGAGCAGCAAGCCCACCCCAAGTTGCCAACATTGTTCTTGTGTCCGAAAGAGATCGACATGCTTTGGCTTTCGGGTGTGATCCGCAGGCAGACGCAGGTAATCAAGACCCTTTGACTATCAGGTTCTCGAACCAAGGATCTGTGTCAGATTGGGCGGCTACGGCTACGAACACTGCAGGCGAACTTAGAATAGGTACAGGAACTCAAATTGTTGCCGCAGTGCAAACTAAACAACAAATTATTGTGATCACAGATAGATCTGTATCTGCGATGCAGTTTATTGGAACCCCGTTTACTTTTGGTATTACTGAAGTTTCTACCAACACTTCGATTATTTCTCAGAACTCAGCTATAGCGTTTGGTGATTTTGTTTTCTGGATGGGCGACAGAGTGTTCTATCAATATGATGGTAACGTGAAGATTATCCCATGCCCGATTCAAGAATATATTTTTGACAACATAAACATTGATCAACTGGCTAAAGTTGTAGCTGCTAACAACAGTAAGTTTAGTGAGATTTGGTGGTTTTATCCATCATTAGGAAGTGACAATAACGACAGCTATGTAGTGTATAACTACAGCGATGGTACTTGGTACTTTGGAACTTTAGACAGAACTGCTTGGACAGAACATGGGTCCGCGGGGTATCCTTTAGCTGCGTCTCCAGACGGTTACGTTTACTCACACGAATTTGGAATGTCTGACGGCAGCACTAATCCTCCTAGCCCAATTAACGGGTACATTGAATCTAGTAGCTTTGATCTAGGTGAAGGCGATAGGTTCATGGCAATTCGTAGGATTATACCAGATGTTGGTTTTAGGGCTTCTACTGGAACTCCTACCGCAACGTTTACGTTAAACGCAAAGGATTATCCAGGGGGAGGAGTTGAGCAGACAGAAAGCGGAAACGCTACTCGCACGTCCGCATCCCCTGTTGAAAAGTTTACAAGTCAGATTGACGTGCGTCTTCGTGGAAGATCCGTATCGTTGAAGGTCGAGTCTAACGAAGTTGGAACGCAGTGGAGACTAGGTTCTCCACGGGTTGACATACGACCAGACGGGAGGCGGTAATGAGCGCATCAAACATTACGATCCCGTATTTTGCAAAAGCTCCGGACGGATACAGCCCAGAGTATACTGCACAGGTAACGCGCCAGTTTTCTTTGTTGGCGCAACAGTTAGTAAACCCCGGTCCTGTACGGGCGGAGACCCTTAATTTATCAGGTCTTGGGGTGTACGCAAACAACACTGCAGCAAAAGCTGGCGGTTTGATCGAAGATGATGTATATAAGACATCAACAGGTGAATTGAGGATAGTGGTATGAACAAAAATAATTCAGAAAATAACTCCCCAGAACAAAAAGACGTTAGTGTTCCTATTACTGCTCCCAAGCCAGCAGGCGGAGGTGTCTGGTAATGGGTCTTTTATCTTCTTTAGGTAGTCTTGTAGGAATGGCAGTTGGTGGCCCTGTGGGGGCCGCAGTTGGTGGAGGGATTGGAACCTTGGGAGAGGGCGGATCTTTATCAGATGCTCTTAACTCAGGGATAGGTAACGCATTAACAGCAGGAACTATGGGTCAAGCTGGTTTAATCGGTAACGCTCTTGGAGGCGGTGCAAGTGCAGCGACTCGAGGCGCAGGTATAGCTTCTTTGTTTGGCGGCTCTATGGGTGGCATGATGGGTGGCGGTGCACCAATGAGCGCAATAGCAGGCGGTGCTATGGGTGGCGGAGCAGGTGGATACGGTCCTATGCAAGGCGGCATAGCTCAGAACTTAATGCAGGGCATTGGAATAACAGACGCTAACGGGCAGACTAACCCTCTTATGGGCGGTATTATGCGTGAGATGCTGTATCAACAACGCAGACCAAGGTTTGAAAACTTAATGTCCGACACAGAAATGGCTCAGTACAACACAGGGGAAAGACGCCCCGACTACAGAGGGACCGCGGTCCCAGGTACTCCTCGAGTTCAGACTCGAGCAATGGGTGGAATGATCGAGGGCCCCGGATCAGGGACCAGTGACTCTATCCCCGCAACTATTTATCAGAACGGTGGCCCTGTCCAAGAGGCTCGTCTATCTGATGGTGAGTTTGTAATGACTGCAGATGCTGTTAAAGGCGCAGGCAGTGGAAATAGAGGCGCAGGCGCAGCTAAGATGTACGAACTTATGAACCAATTTGAACGGAGGGCTTAACTTATGCCGGCTGAAAACGAGTACATCACCAAAAGTATGAACCTCCTTCCTGAGTATCAGGAGATGTTCCTTAAAGATTTATTAGCAAACATCTATCAAACAGATGAAGACACAGGTGAGATATCAGGTATCGCGGCTGTAAGTCCGTTGTATGGCGAAGCAGTTTTAGATGCAGAAGGCAACCCAATGTTCGAGGCTGCAGACGGCAGTGGCTTCACTTCGGATCCTTCATTAGCAAAGACAGATCAGTACGGTAACCCTATCGAAGGAACTCAAGGCGGCGTTGCTGCCCCTGATGTGATGCGTTTTACAGACGCACAGACGGATGCTATCCGTCGAATGACAGGTTACACTGATCCCGAAACAGGGGAAGTTGTTTATGAGAGTGGACTTGGTGCATACAAACCTTATTTAAACAAAGCAGAAGATACCTACGACAAAGGTATTGCTTCTATTGCTGGTAGTACTGGGGTGTATGACCCTAACTCATATAAAGATTTTTACGATCCATTCGTGGAAGACGTAATCGATGTAACTATGCAAGACATAGATCGAGCGGGTCAGATAGAAAACATGGATCAACGGGCTCAGTCTGTTGGTGCTGGAGCGTTTGGCGGGTCTCGTCAAGCCATCCAAGAATCCGAACTGCAACGAAATATTATGGATCAGAAGGCTAGAACTGGTGCTCAACTTCGTTCCGCAGCATACACTGGTGCTCAGAACCAAGCTCAGTCTGCTTTTGAAAACCAAATGAAACGCGGTCAGAATGCAGGTCAACTGTTCCAAGGTTTAGGAACTGGTATCGGAGCACTCGGGGAAGCAGCCCAAGGTCTGGGTATGACAGACATAAACTCATTGTACAATGTCGGGCAGCTTGAACAAAACCAACTTCAAAAAGAATACGATGTACAACGTGCGGGTCAACTTGAGGAAGCATACGAGCCTTTCTCTAGATTCTCCTACATGAGAGATGTCCTGTCGGGTGTCCCATCAAGCGGCACTTCTTTGGCAGCGGCGGCTACACCACAAGCCAGCCCCATGAGCAACGTAATGGCAGGGGCAAACATATACGGTGGCGCACAAGGACAAGGAAACATTTTTGGCGGGTTAGGTAAACTCGTCTAAGGCAGGGCAGAAGCATGGATAACGTATACAACCGCAGTTTATTCTCCAAGAGCAACAGACCTGCTCGACAAAAGTTGCAAAAGATGGGTGGAATTATGTCCTCATCTCCCGAACTTATGGAAGCGGCACAGAAGGTTGGTAACACACCTAATCAGAATATGGGTGGAGCAGGGTCTACTAAAATGGCGAACCTTGGACCTCCGCCTATGCCTATGCCTATGCCTATGCCTATGCCTATGCCTATGCCTAGCTCAGTTCAAATGCCAACTCCTCCTATGAAACCTATGGGTTATGCCCCAGGTGGAGAGGTAGAGGTTGTAGACATTACAAAAACTCCAACAACATCTGTGAATAATCCAAAGTTTGCCACTGCATTTGAACAGTATTTAAATACAACTCCTATGCTGGCGAACAAATTAGATGAGGCTTACGGCTCTAGAGAAGAAGCGGCTGCGGAAGCCGCAAAAACTAAAGATGCTATTGACGCTGCAATCGCCACAGAAAGTACAGACAACATCGTTAACACGGTCTTAGATCAGGCAGGGATGCCTTTGAACGATGACTCTAAGAAAGAGTTTGCTAGGTCAGTGTTTGGAATGGAAGATGTAAACGACATCGATGAGATAAACAAACGTATCGCAGACGTAGCTATTGGTTCGTCTATCGGTAAAGGCCCAGACGCTTTTGCAGAAGCAGTGCTACTTGGTCTAGGTGAATACAAGAAAACTGCTACGGCCCGTGCATCTGCTAAGTCAGGCGGCAAGTCAGGCATGTCACCTCTTGAGCCTTTCGCAGATGCGGTTGATCTTGCTGGAAAACTTGTCTCGGCTCGAGGTGTTGACATCGATACTGCAATGAAACAGGCGGCTGAAGCATTGGCTCCGTACTACAGTGCTGGTGGCGGTGTTCCGGTTGCGTCCTCATCAGGTCCTAGTTTAGATGAGCGAAGAACATTGGTTGAGCAAGCTTTAAAACAACAGCCTGATAAACGAGAGTTGATTCTTGACCAAGCTGCAAAAGATGGTGTTAACATCGAGGGGCTATAATGGCTGATAATCCGTACCTAGACTTGGACAAGCCTAAAGAGACTGTCGAAGATTCCAACCCTTACCTACAAACAGAAGACACTGG